TTCTGGGTTATCTTGATCAATCCAATCCATGCTTATTCTAGTATCAGATCCATCTATTTTAGTGCCAGCTCCCCACTGTCTGATCACATTACCCTTATACATGGTAGAAGAGTCATCAAATGATGGATAATATGTTCCCATATCTATCGAAAAAGAAGTATTAACATAGGTGTCATCAGTATATGCAAAGTTATACTTCTTATCGTTAGTTATTGAGTCTGGAAATCTTATTTGTGCCGGTATTCTTATTCCTCGGTATTGAAAATAGACAACCTCGTTCTTATAATAAAAGTCAAATATTTTCTCTATGATTTTAAAAGTCTTGTTTAGGTTATCGGTTTTGATTTTTAGGTCGAATTTAATATCCATAGGAAGACTGTAGAGCCTAGATGAATATGCCTTCATAACTTTTTCGTCGTTAACATTTCTTTCTTCTTGCGTAAATGTTCCTCTGACGAATTTGTTAGTGATGTCCCCAGGTTTAATAGCAAAACTATTGATTGTGACTATCCCTCTTGGAACAACATCATAGTTTCCTTCCGCAAACTCAGGATACTTACAATCATCTGGAAGATCTATGAAGAAATCCTGCATAAATCCACCAGTTCCAGCAAAGTTATAGAAGAATGGTACCTCGTGCTTCTCTATCTTTCCATTTCTAACCAGATCGATTATGATCTTTCTATTCAAAACATCTAATAAGGAAAGAGTGGCATTCCTCAAAAATATATCTTGAGTATTTTTATTGGTGATATTTTCGTGATTAGTACTTTGCATATTTTATCTGTTTTTAGAGATGTAAGGCAGATTTAACTGAGGCTTACAGTTATCTATGATGATTAGTTTAGATTCGTCCTTTATGTACTGCTGACTTAGAATAAAATCATGGTCATCCTCCTTAAGCATTGTATTAAAGAGTCTGATATTTGCAAGTGACATGTTAGACGAAGGTATATAGTATTTGCTATTTGTAAGTGCAAACTCGGCAACTGACATTTCTGAGGTACTTTCATAAATCTTAATAAAGTCATTATGGTTTATTATATCGGCTGGATCCTCATTTATAGAATATATGTAAACCCCTTTTTGTTTGAACTCGTTTGATGCTGATACTACGATAGCATACCAATCCCCAGAATTAAGATTATTGATTATGTGAGACTCACTAGTATTATTAATTTCTACCGTAATAGTAAGATCCCCTTCGGGAGAAGTTCCAGTATATCTAACAAATTGACCTGTTATTCTAAGACCTTTAGATGTTTCATTATCGTATCCGTTCAGAAATTGAACCGAATTATTGCCTGAACTTATATTGAACAGGGCAGTATAGGATAAATTCTTGACGTCAGTCGTGTTAAAGACGGGCTCAGCGTTGTATATGATAGCTGATTCCTTGGTCTTAAACTTAACAACTGTGTCCCCGTTTGAATCTATTGATGTTAACACAGATCTTTGTTTTTTATAAGACAGATCAGTATATGATTCTATTCTGATATATCTACCAGAATCTGACTGTCCTTTGTGATTTTCAATGGTATCAAATGGGGCTCGAACTCTAATAAATCTAGAGTCGTTTCCTTTTACATTCTTATCACTTGTAATAAGAGCGTTATTTAACCAGGATGCAAAAGCATCTGATCCTTGATATGCTAAAATGGTCTTATAAGAGGCTTGATCATCTGGATTTATGCTCGGTAGGTTTTCTAAGTTAACGGTATTACTAACTGCTGGAGAATCTCCGGTTATTTTATAGATTCGATCTACAGCAGGGATAGAACTTAAGTCATAGTAATTTTCTATCAAGTTAGCGTGGTTAAATGTATATTTGATCGGTCTTAAAGTCAGATCGGGATGAATTGCGCTTCTTGACGAATCGAATCTTCGGCTAATGGTATCATACTGCTGAGGCATGGTTCCGTCCTTGATGTCTTCTTGAACTTGTGCTCCAAATAGATCTTCTGCGCTTTGAATGACATTATCCAAGAATTGTCTTGAGTCGTCGGTAAGAACAGTGTCGATGTTCGGGTTGTACTTTTTAAGACTGACTTTCCAGTAAACTGGCTCAAGCATCATTCCTCTATGCAAATAACTTCCTTGCACCTCATACATTCTATTCATCAACGGAAAGTATAGAAAATCTCTGTGTCTAGGGTGAGAATTCTTACCGAATATAGATTGGAAATATCTGTTATCTACGTGAATTTCAAAAGGCAGCTGAAAGTCCAACTCGAATTCAGAGAATTTTGGATCGTTGCTTGGAAATTTGTTACCGGGAACCAGGATCTTTATACACTTTCGGTCCACGTTCTTGAATAGGGTCCATTCCTTAAACAAGTAATCTCCACTGTCAGATTCCGGCACCGTCCTAAAATATACAACTTCATGACCGTATATCTTATTTGTGTACAGAGAAAGTTCTTTGAACATACCGATCGCGCTATCAACTTGATATGGCCTAAAACTAGGATCAGTTGTAGTAATAATCGAGCTACATTTTTCATCAGAACACAGGGTCTTCGGAGCAAAGGTATTTGGCATAGTGCACGAAGTACCTTTAGCAAACCTAAGTTTGACCTCATTTATCTCAATAGTAGAAGACATTTCGTCGCTAGATCCGTCATCGTATTCATACTTTATTTCGAAGTAGAAGTCTGAGGATTCTTCTAGGATTATATCATCAGCTGATCCTAGGTTACCAGGTTCAACCTCGTACCATAGGGACCAATCTAGTGAATTTCTAGAGTACCTAAAATATCTTTTTAGATAGGAAAGATCGAGTGCACCTGAGGGATTCAGAACAACATCTTCTACCATTTCAGTGAAACCCGTGATTCCGCACACTGGATCTTCTGTTGAAAATATCCTGTAATTCTTACTAAATGAGATTGAATTTCTTTCAGGATTTATGAGTAATTTTAGCGTTATATTAGCCATCAGGTATAAGCATCTGCATTTTTATTATTTATTTGGCAAGATTTAGGTAAACTGAACCCGTTTTTTCGGTAGAATAAATAATAATATACATGGGTAAACAATCTTACATACTTGATCCACTATGGATCACAAAGGGAGCAGGAGATATTGATGCCGAATACATGAAGTATGTTCTCCTTGCAGCAAATAAGAAATTTAGAGAAAATTTAAAAGCTGGTGACGTCTCAGGTTTCAATGAGGTGATTTTTCATGCCTTAAATCTGAACAATTTAGCAGTCGAAGGAATGGTGCATGATTTCAATTTGAGGCCAGTCTGGGACGATCCTAGATTAGCTGAGATTAGAGAAAGTCTAAGAAAAATTTATCAGATACCTGAGGAAGTTTCAGAGGTGTTTAAAAGTGCTAATTACCTATTTGTTAGACTTCTGATTGATTACCTGGATCGAATGATCGAAGGTTTATCAAAGTGTAAGACTTACTTTTCTAACGATTACGTATATACTGAGAAGACAATCTTTATTCTCATTAACTATAAAAAGTCAGATGATTATGAGATTTGGAAGCTCCGGTTTGATAACCGACTTAAGATGGGAAGCAGATTGGAGAAGGTCAAAACAATTCAATTAGATAAATCAGAGAGCGGGGCCCTAAAGGAATTCGTGAAGACCGATCAGGATCAAAAAATGAAAGGATTGGATCCAGATCGAAATGTGATCTTTGCATCTATGAGCCGCAAAGAAAACACTCATGTAATTGCAAATTCTATAGCATGCACAATATCCTTTACCAAGGGAATTTCAATGGGTATGCCATTCAGTATTCCAATAATGGAGGAGCTATACGATATCTTAGTAGACGAGCAGGTTTTGCCGTTTACGATTAGGACCTGGATTTAAGCTTCTTCTTCTTCAGAATCTTCTCCTATTTGCATATCATATATACTTGGATCGAAATCAACATCTCCTTCAGGTCTAGCAGGTTCAACTATAAGTTTTCCGTCAGAATCGGTATTACTTGATTCCATGATATTTATATCTTTTCTTTCTCCAACTACTAGCCAACTTACAGTAT